TGACGAGTTTCGGGAGATTCACCCCGATATTTATAACGCCGCGCAGGGTCGTGTAGGCCGTTATCCGGACAAAATGATGAACGGAGTGGGCTGTGTAACGGACGATAATAAGCCAAATGCACACATTTGGGGGATGACGAACCCCCCGGACATGGACACTTTTTGGGAAACGCTGCTCACGGAACCCCCAGATAACGTCCATGTCACGATTCAGCCGTCGGGGTTAAGTCCTGAAGCCGACTGGACGAGGTTTCTCCCCGATGATTATTACGACAACCTAGCCCAAGGGAAGACTGAGGACTGGATTGACGTATATATCAACGCCAAGTTCGGTAAATCTCTGTCGGGGCAGCCGGTATTTCGTTCCTTTGACCGGTCTGTTCATTGCGCAGAGAACCAAATAAGGCCGCTCTTCTCCGACAATCCTCTCATAATCGGAGTTGACGCAGGGCTTACCCCGGCGGCTGTCCTAGGTGAAGTTGCATACGATGGGCGTCTCGTTATTTACGACGCGAAAATCTCCGACGGTATGGGCGCGTTACGGTTTGTGCGGGAAGTCATAAAACCCCTACTGGTTAACAAGTTCCCCAGTAGACGAGCCGTCGTTGTCATCGACCCGGCAGCGTTTCAGCGTGTCCAGACGGACGAGCGCACGGTTGCCGATATATGGCGTAACGAAGGGTTCATGGTTAAACCCGCGAAGACGAACAGTGTTGCCGCGAGGATAGCTGCGGTAGACAAGTACCTGACCCGAGTGATCGACGGGAAGTACGGACTGGTCCTAGACCCCGTTGATGCGTCGCCGCTTGTAATGGCGCTGGCAGGAAAATATCGTTATAAAATAAATACGAAAGGTGTTCGAGACGAGAACCCAGAGAAGTCTCACCCGTGGTCCGATGTTGCAGATGCGTTCCAGTATTTGTGTCTTCATGCAGACGGGGGTGAAGTTTTCGGGAACTCAACGCAGTACGAACAGCGTCGTGAAGTCGTGCGTGTTTCGTCCGGGGGCTGGACTTAATGTGTTGACGAGTTAACAGATAAACGCTATCGTACTTATAATATCGCATATGTGAGATGATAACTATGGCACTGGGTCCACAACTTATCCCCGTGGCACGTGCCTCAGACCTTGAGGCGGCTGCCAAACGCGAGTCTGCTGCGAAGCAGAGCACACCTCTGATTCAGGGGCTGTCTGCTCACGTCCGTCGTCGCTGGGAGGTCATGCGTGACCACCACAACCAAGACATCGAACCGCGTCTCGCGAGTTGTGTCCGTGCAAGGAACATGGAGTATGAACCAGACAAGATCGCTGAAATTCGCGCACATGGTGGCTCGGAAATCTTTATGGGGATTGTTTCTACTAAGTGCCGCACTGCTACTGCATGGTTGCGCGATACGCTTCTAGGCACCGGCGCTGACAAGCCTTGGTCCATTTCACCGACACCAATCCCCGAAGTAGCTCCCGAGGTCGTGCAGAACTTGCAGCGGATCATGGAGCAGAACCTCGCGCTGTATTATTCACAGGGTAACGAACAGTTAGCTCCGGAAGAGCTTCGTCAGCTGGCGAACGGTATGAAAGATACCGCGATGCGCCAGATGAAAGAGGAAGCCGAGAAACGCGTTGATCGCATGGAGCAGAAGATGGAAGACCAACTCACCGAAGGTGGGTTTGTCAAAGCTCTGTTTGATTTCACCAACGACGTTGCGACGTTCCCGTACGCTATTCTTAAAGGCCCAATCCCTCGCAAACGCAAATCGATGAAGTGGATGGACGGCGGTCTAGGCACGGTTGAAGTGCTGCGAGACGAGTGGGAGCGAGTAGACCCGTTTAAGTTCTACTGGGCACCTTGGGGCGATGATATTCAATCCATGCCCATTATCGAACTGCACCATCTAACCCGTGACGATGTGGAAGCGATGTTAGGGGTTGATGGTTATGACGAAGCAGCACTTCGTTCTATATTGGCTGATTTCGGTTATTCTGGCTTCACTTGGCTGGACCATGACGATAGTGACTACGAAGACGCTACTGGCCGTGATTTTGACGATGCTGTCTCTGATATAGTTGCAGCAATTCAACTCTGGGACTCGATTCCCGGCGACATCCTTCTTGAGTGGGGGATGAGCGAAGAAGAGATTGACGACCCCCATAAGTCGTATCCGTGTGAAGTGTGGATGATTAACAACACTGTTGTTAAAGCCGTGCTGAACTACGATCCTTTGGGTCGCAAACCGTATTACCTCACTTCCTTCGAGAAGGTTCCCGGACGGATCGACGGCAATGGGGTAGCCGACCTTTGTATGGACGCGCAAAACATGTGTAACGCTGCTGCGCGCGCCCTTGCAAACAACATGGGCATTAGCTCCGGCCCACAGGTCGGCGTTAATATTAGTCGCTTGCCTGCTGGGGAAGACATTACCCAGATGCACCCATGGAAGATTTGGCAGTTCCGCCAGTCTGACTACAACGACGCTTCTCCACCCATTCAGTTCTTCCAGCCGAACTCAAACGCGGCTGAACTAATGGCGGTCTTCGAGAAATTCATGGGCCTCGCTGACGAGGTTTCAGGTATCCCGCGTTATATGACCGGGCAACACGTACCGGGTGCGGGTCGCACCTCGTCGGGTTTGTCTATGCTTATTTCTAACGCAGGTAAGAGCATTAAACAGGTAATCGGTAACATCGACCACGATGTGTTAACGCCGATGCTAGAACGTCAATACCAGCGTAACCTTCGTTACTCTGACGATCCGGACTTGATTGGTGATGTACAAATTGTTGCACGAGGTGCGATGTCGCTTGTTGTTAAAGAAGCTGAAGCTGTCCGTAAGACTGAGTTCCTCCGTCTTGTACTGGAAAGCCCTGTTGCACAGCAAATTGTTGGCCCTACGGGTACGGCTGAACTACTCCGCGACTTGGCGAGCAATCTCAACACCAATATCGACCGTTTGGTCCCTAGCCGCGAAGAGCTTCAGCGCCAGCAAGAAATGGCTCAACAACAGGCTATGATGCAGCAGCAGATGATTGCGGCTCAGGAATCAGCAAATTTACAAGAAGATGGGTCGCAGCAAGGTGGGCGCGAAAGCAACTACATTAGCGCGAAGCCAAATGGACGATAACGCACGTATGTGTTGACACGTTAACATGTGTGGGATAACTTAACACTATGATAGACCTCAATTCTATCGACAAGCAGCAGGTGAGAGCTTTGCTGCGACTTAAAGAGGCTGGCAGCGATAAGCTGTTAGAATTTTTTAAGGACGAGATAGACCGGGGTACGCAGAAACTGGTCAAGGCAACCGACATGGTAGAAATCCACCGGATGCAAGGGCGAGTAGAAGCATACGAAGATTTACTGAGGGCGATTGAAGAGTCGGCCAAGGTAGCAAACCGCTCTTAGGAGCAAACCTAAGCACACCATTACGTGTGTAGCATACCCTCGGGACGCTAGATACAGAGTTGGTGCTTTAAGGAGAAGCATATGGCATTGCCAAAACAGGTGCAGGCACAGCTTGCGGAAGTGGAAGAACTTGAGAAAACGCTGACAGCCCAGCCCGAGACGAAGGAAAAGAAGGCCAAAGAGCCGGAAGTTTCTGAAGAAGCGGAGTTGGATACCGAGGCGGAAGTAACAGACGAAGCGGAAGAAGCACCCGAACCTGAAGAAGCAGAGCCAGCTGACACGTCACCGACGGACGTAGAGGACGACTATAAGCAGAAGTACAACACCCTACGGGGCAAGTACGATGCGGAGGTTCCCAGACTTCACCAACAAGTCAGGGAGTTGACAACGCGTTTAGACAAACTCTCGAAAGAGAAAGACGCGAAGCCAGCTGAGCCTACAAAGGCGAAGGAGAAAGTCAGTTATGTGACCGATGCAGATCGGGCCGAGTTTGGCGAAGAACTGATCGACGTTCAGCGTCGTGTTGCCAAAGAGGTAGCTCAAGACTACGAGGACCGCTTTGAACAACAGGAGGCAATTATCCGGGACTTGCAGGAACGTCTGCAAAAAACGGGTAACGAAGTCGGCGAGATGAATTTCGCAACCCGCCTACACAGGTTGGTTCCGGATTTCGCCGAAGTCGACGCAGATGAACGTTGGGTGGCTTGGTTGAATGAGTATGATCCTATGCTCCGAGACCAGCGACGAGTTCTAGCTCAGGAGGCATTTAACACCGGCGACGCAGAAGCAGTTGCACACTACGTGAAACTCTTCAAACAAACCCTCGCAGAACCGGAAGTTGAGTCCCCCACACGAGCAAAACGTCAGCGAGAGCTTGAAAAGCAGGTTACGCCGAACCGTTCCGCTACTTCCGTTAAGTCGAATGGGTCTGCTGCGAAAATCTACACTGAACGAGAAGTTCAGGGGGGTTGGAACAAGATTCGAGAACTGACTAAACGCGGAGATTATGCTGGGGCGGAAAAACTTGAAGCTGAACTAACTGCTGCATATCTTGAAGGCCGTGTACGAAACTAACCTCCTCGATAGCAGCTGTTCAAACCGACTTATGATCTAGGAGGCCCAAAATGGCTGCTGTTTTCCCCGTACAAAGCTCTGGAGCTTTTGATACCAATCCGTCTTACTCTGGCGGTTTTATTCCTCAGCTGTGGTCTGGCAAGCTGAACGCTAAGTTCTATGCCAACACCATGTTGACTGAGATTTCCAACACTGATTGGGAAGGCGAAATTAAAAACCAAGGCGATACGATCCGTATCCGCACTGCGCCGTCAATCACTATCAGCGACTACGTTGCTGGTGCTGGTTTGGGTACTGCTGAAGTGCCTACCCCAATCTTCACTGACATGCAGATCAACAAGGCGAAATCGTTCAACGTTCAAGTCAACGACGTGTTAGAGCACCAAGCTGACATGGACCTTATGAACATGTTCACCGAAGATGCTGCTAAGCAGTTGAAAATCGCAATCGAGAACGAGTGTTTCTTCAACTGGTTCGTAACTGAAGGCGCAGTAGCTGCTAACGGCGGTGCAACTGCTGGTGCTCTGTCTGCTGGTTACAACCTTGGTACTGACGCTGCTCCGATTGACGAAGCAACTCCCGGCAACGTTCTGAAGGCGATCCTTCGTATGTCTGCTGCTCTTGACGAGCAAAACGTCCCTGAAGAGGGTCGTTGGTTGATCCTTACCCCGTACGAGCGTCAGCTGCTTATGCAAACTGACATCGCACAGGCTTACTTCACTGGTGATGCGTCTTCGACCATCCGTACCGGCAAGATCGGCATGTTGGACCGCTTTGAGGTCTACGTGTCTAACTTGTTGCCAAAAGGTGAAGCAGGCAAAGCGCTGGTTGCAGGTCTTTCTGCTACTTCCAGCGGTGCGACTGTATCGGGTGCAGGTACTCGCCGCATGATGGTTGCAGGTACTAAGCACGCTTGTGCTTTCGCCTCGCAAATCAGCAAGACTGAGCCTCTGCGTAACCAGAACGACTTCGGTGACATCGTCCGTGGCCTAACTGTCTACGGTCGTAAGGTACTGAAGCCTGAAGCTCTGGTAACTGCGCTGGTTGGTTCTGCGCCTTAATAGCCACTTGGCAGGGGGGCTTCGGCCCCCCTAACAACCCATAGGAGGTTATTATGGACGTATTTGAACTAATCAACGCCGTCGGAGCGGAGTTGGTTGCCAATAAGGCAATCGCTAAGCAGGCAGACGGTACACGCGTAGTTGTGGCTCAAGTAGTCGGCGATGCAATGGTTTTAACGGCTGAAGGTGAAGAAATGGCTAAGGCTGCGAAGCCAGCGCCCAAACCTGCGGCTAAGACTGCTAAATCAAAGACGACGAAGGCCGCTGCTGCACCCACACCTGAAGAATAAGGGGGCTAGCAATGTCTACCGTTAAGGTCATCGACGTAATCAGACGGGTCGAGGATGTGCTGCAAGACAGCAACATTCGCTGGCCGCGTACTGAATTACAAAATTGGATGAACGAGTCGTATCTTGCGATTACGCTTGCTCGTCCTGACGCAAACGCAAAGTCCGGTACTTTTACGTGCTCCGCAGGAACGCGCCAAGTGCTGACTAAAGCTACCGCTGACGGAGGTTATCCGTCTGCATTGCGGCTGTTGGACGTAACTCGTAACATGGCATCCACTTCAAGCTACAGGGTTATCCGCCTTGTATCTCGTAGTGTGCTAGACGACCAACGTCCGGGGTGGCACGCTGAGACCGGCACGGTGAACATTCAGCACTTCACCTTCGATCCCCGCCAGCCGAAAGAGTTCTTTGTGTACCCTCCGGCAACAGAGTTGGCCGAAGTCGAAGTTGTCTACACTGACTCTCCCGGTTCTCATACTCTTAGCGAGAGCGATCTCGATCCTGAAGGTTCAAACACAGAAGTCATCAAGTTGGACGACATCTACACGTCCCCAATCATCGACTGGATTCTGTATCGTGCGTACTCGAAGGATGCTGAGTATGGTGCTAACGAGCAGCGCGCTCAGGCGTCTTATGCTGCGTTTAACGCCGCGATCAGTACTAAGAACCAAGTAGATGCAGCTGTTGCACCTGCTAACTTGAGCAAGGTGACGTAACATGGCAGTCGCGTGGGCTAATTTCTACCCGTATATTCAGCCCCACCTACCGGGCTGCCCGGAAATCGTCATCGAAAATCATCTGCGGGAAGCTGCATCTGAGTTTTGTAAGCTAAGTCAAATTTGGCGATACGACATCGACAAGGACTATACGAGCCGTAATACGGCGGAATACGACATTGAGGTTCCAACTCGTACGGTACTTGAGGACATCCTGATCCTGTATTTGGATGGCTTGCCTATCAAGCAAGTGTCGGATCGTCACTTTGATCTACCTAGCCTTTACGAAAACTCTCGCCCTACGGCGTTCAGTTTGTACCAAGACTCGCAGATTAGGTTCTACGCAACACCAGATGGTAAGTACGAGTTTGAAGGCGTAGCCGTCATCAAGCCGTCCTCTACTGCGATTGACGTAGAAGATTTTATCTACGAAACCCATGGGCGCTCTATCGCTTGCGGGGCAATCTACCGCTTGGCGATGATTCCAGCCAAGGAGTGGACCAACCCTGAGCTAGCTACCTACTACCGTGCAGAGTTCTACAAGCACGCTGCGGATGCTCGAAGCCGAGATACGCGCGCGTCTGGTCAGACTGTGAAAATGGTGGGTTTTGACAAGGCATCGACGCGTAAGGGGATATAATGGCTAACATATTCAAATACGTTCAAGGTGATACCGGCCCGCAAATTCGCGTGACGCTAACCAACGAAGACAACGATGAGCCGGTCGATCTAACATCGGCGACGGTTACGTTGCACTTCAGGGAAGCAGGCGCTGACACGGTGCTGTTTTCGCGCGAGTTCTTTATCAACCCTGAGACAGCAACAAACGGTATTGCCGTGTTGCAGTGGGACGAAGGCGACCTAGAGGTCGAAGCTGGTTCCTACGAAGGGGAGATCGAGGTTCTTCGCGGTAACGGTGTTCGGGAAACCTTGTACGAGAAATTGAAGTTCAAAATACGTGAGGACTTCGCGTGAGGTTAAAGTCTGTCGAACTTGTTAACGCGCTAAAGGCTGCTTTCGAGCAGCTTCAGGTGCTGACGCAAACATCGGTAAACATTAACCAGAACGTTATTAAGGCGGAGCAGGGGGAGTTCCTCTTGTTCGCCAAATACTTCGATACGATCTCAGTTGAGGACGGTAGTCGTCCGTCAGACGAGATGGTCTTTGAGTTCTTCAAGACGCTTACAGATGACACAGGAGTGGCTGAAAACGCGACCAACGCGTTCTTCAAAGTCGCCGCTGACTACGGCTATATTCTTGACGACCAGCGTTGGAGCTTCATCAAAGGGGCTTTTGATGAAGTTTCGCTTGGCGACGGAATAGACACCAAAGCCGTTGGTAAAGCGCTGCAAGACATTTCAGCCGCGTTAGACGCCCCGGCCAAGCATATTGGTAAGCCCGCCGTTGCCGATGGCGTAAATCTCGCGGGCGACGTTATTGTAAAAATCACCGAACTTGGCAAAATTGATGTTCCATTGGTCGCGGAAGAGCATTATTATGCTCTAGGTAAGCCGCTAGAAGATGTGTTTGTTCTCGGAGAGGCACATTTTGTGGCGGTTTCCAAGCCACTGGAAGACGCAGTCCAAGGGTTTGAAGACCACGTCTTTATTTTCACCAAGAAGGTAAAAGAAGACACGTTCTCCGCTACGGAAGAACTCGCTAAGGATTTTTGGCGGCCACTTGCAGACTCCTACTCCTTGTCAGACGGCCACTCGTTAGAGCCGGGCAAGGTTCTGTATGATGTCGTGGCAGGGGTAGGAGACCAAGCATTTATCTTCGCTAAGAAGGTAGCCGGAGACATCACCTCCGCCGCCGACCAAATCAACACAAAAGGGTTTGGTAAGGCGCTAGAAGATGTTTCGGTATTCTCGGAAGCCCATCACTACGACATGGGCAAACCTCTTACAGACACATACAGCGTCCTCGAAGCGCATTCCCTCGAACCCGGTAAGGTGTTCGCGGATAGCGTAAATGGTATCGAGGACTATGTTTGGTTGCTTACTAAGAAGGCACCGGATAACCCTGTAGGGGCCGCAGATCAGATCAATACGTTCTCGGTGGGCAAAGCCTTCGCCGATAACGGCTATTTATCGGACACCATCAACACAATCTATTTTGACAAAGCTCCCTCAGATGCACCGGTTGCGACCGATGAGATCAACAGCTTTGGCACCTCGAAACAGCTTACAGACGGCGTAAATGCGACGGATGACGTCGACGGAACGGCATCAATCTTGGATGACCAAGAGATGCAGTTTATGAAAGACCGAACCGATGTCGCGTCTGCTTCAGACTCCCTGTATCGCCAAGTCGATTATGTCCGAGCGTACACTGACGCTGGATACTTCGGCGACGATGCGATATTTGATGTCGGAAAGGCAGTTTTTGATACGCCAAGTGCATCTGACAGCACAAACTTGTTAACAGGTAAACACATTTATGATATACCTGTAGCAAGCGAAACCTTAGCTTACGCGCTAGCGCGCGTTCGCTCGGATAGCGCCCTTTTAGGAGACGCGAAAGTAGTGACGCCCGGAAAGGTGTTACTGGATTTGGCCTCGACCGCCGACGCGGGGTCACTGCGAAGTCAGGGGTTTGCTGACTTCACCTACTTTGCGGAAGACTTTGTCGGGGCTTCCAGAACGTTCTGAAGGAGATCGTTATGATTAACGAAAACTTGAAGCTCTCCGGCCAGCTTAACATCGTCCTCAAGGACAAGGCCGGAAACATCAAAGATCAGCGAGAGGTTAAAAACCTCGTGGTAAATGCTGGCCTTGCCTACATTGCTAGCCGCATGGTGGGTACGTCGAAATCTGTTATGTCGCACATGGCGCTCGGTTCGGGCACGACTGCGGCAGCAGCAGGTCAGACTGACCTTGTGTCGATCCTCGGTTCTCGCGAAGCGCTGGATAGCACAACCATCTCTGGCACAAACAACGAGAAAGTAGTCTACGTTTCTTCTTTTGAAGCAGGCGACGCGACCGGCGCAGTAACCGAAGCAGGCATCTTCAACGCTGCCACTTCTGGCGACATGCTCTGCCGTACGGTCTTCTCGGTAGTAAACAAGGCAGCTGACGACACGATGTCCGTAACTTGGACCATCACGTTGTCTGCATCGTAAGAAACTAGTTAGGGGTGTAACCAATGGCTACAATCACTACCCGCGTTCAGGGCGATTCACCCAAGGGTTCGCCCCTAACTAACGCAGAAGTCGACAACAACTTCATCAACCTGAACACCGCTAAGTACGAGAGCGGCGATAGCCCATCGTTTGCTCATATTACCCTCGACAACGGCCAAGACGCCCAGTTTTTGCAGATTAACAGCGGCGGCACTCACCGGTTTAACCTCTGGGTCCAAGGTACAGGCGAAGATTACTTAGATTTTAGAAACTCGGCGGGCTACAGCCATCTTAAATTGATGGACGTAAACGGCGTCGTCATCAACGACAGCAGCGATAATCTTGACTTCCGTGTAGAGTCTAACGACTCAACCCACATGCTGTTTGTTGACGCCACCAACAATGAAGTTGGCATAAACATTTCTGGCCCTGAATCTACGCTAGATGTTAGCGGTATTATCACTGGGTCGAGCAGTACCGTCGTTCAAGGCGCAAAAATCCTTCGCGGTCGTTATAGTATAGGCTCTATTACTACGCTAGGCGCGGAAGCGTCGTCCGGCGGCCCGGTACTTGGGTATGGTGTTTGGCCTAAATCCAACACCGCGCAAGCATATGTTAGCTCAAGCAGTCTTGAGACCTTGCAGCGGTCTGCAATTACTTTGAGCGGAAACGAGATTGAGTTTTGGTTCGGGGCTTCGCAGACGGTTACGGAAGGTTCGGACGTTGCAATAGACAAAAAAATCAATCTGGCGCGGTCGGCGTTCGTGTTCAACGAAGATGGTGCAAACACAGATTTCCGCGTCGAGAGCGACACGAACTCGAACGGTTTGTTCTTCGACGCAAGCGCAAGCGCGCTGGGTATTAACAAGCAGCCTGACACCTCGGGGGTTTACGCGCTCGATATTGACGGTATTATCCGCCAGAAGTCCGGTCTTGTCGCGGGCATCGTTTATCCGTATTCGGGTAACGTAAGCAATCGCGCGGTCGGAAGCGGGGAGCAGTGGTACAAAGTTTGGGAAAGTACCGGACTCTCGGGAAGCCCGAAACTAATCAAACTTTACTTACACTGCGGCGGCGACAACACCGCTTGGTCGGGCGAGTTCCTAATTAGCCTTGCGGGTTACAACTTCACCCACAGCATTGAGTTATTGGACTACCAATACTACAACCAATCCAAACTGCTGGAAATCAGAACCTTCAACACCGGCGGGTTAACTGACTTTGAGGTCTGGGTAAAACTAGACGCGATTTCTTCGTCTGCGGGCAACTTAGTTACTGCGTCCAACGATTCTTCCCTGATCGCTGCACCGGCGGCTGGCACGCTGCCGTCCAACACCACTTCGACAAGCGCTCTGACCAGCGCAAACTGGCCTAGCTCCAGTGCGCGTAGCGCAAAAGCGCTATCGGAAAACTTGTCCATGGGCAACGGAGCGGAGATTCGTCTTTGGAGACCGGAGGAAACTCGCTATTCGCGTATTTACCACTCTTCTGCCGGTGCCATCTTTGAAACTCAAAACAGCGGGGACAATCTGTACCTTCGCAACAGCGCGGGGACGACAGGCGGCGTACACATCAGCAATGGGTACGACGGCTACGAAGTTACGGTCAACGACAGTTCGTACAACTCAGACTTCCGCGTTGAGTCCGACGGCAAAACCCATATGTTGTTTGTCGACGGCTCGGCGAACGCCGTTGGGATTAACAAGTCCGATCCCTACCACGCATTAGACGTAGATGGGTTCGCTCGCTTCTCCGAGTGGATTCCTGTTTATTATGATGCCGCCAGTAGCGCAAACAATGTTATTAAGGTCTACGAGAGACACTACAAAAACGTCAACGCGTTTGCG